TGAAGACGATATTGACCGCGTTCAGGCTGACGTTAAGCTGATGGATATGTGGTCTAAAGATGCTTCCGAGCAGATGAAGATCAAGATCGACCAGCGTGTTCTGACTGATATGCTGACGGATATCTCCGCCGACAATCAGGGCGCGACTGCCGGTGCTAAGTCGGCTGCGTTCAACCTCGGCACGACCGGTTCGCCGCTGACGGTTACGAAAGACGGCTCTGGCGGCACCACCTCGGTGATCGACCTTGTCGTTGACCTCGGCACCGTCCTCGACGAGGCCAATGTTCCTGAGCAGGATCGTTATCTGGTCATCCCCGCCCGTATGGCTGGTTTGATTAAGAAGTCGGAACTGAAGGATGCTTCGCTCACGGGCGATTCGACTTCTCCGATTCGCAACGGTCGCCTTGGCATGATTGATCGCTTCACGCTCTACGTGTCGCACAATCTGAAGCTCAGCAGCGGTAAGACCAACATCATCGCTGGTCATAAGATGGGCTTCACCTTTGCGTCACAGATGACCGAGATGGAGACCATTCGCTCGGAGACGACGTTTGGTGACATCATCCGTGGCCTGCAGGTCTACGGCTATAAAGTGGTCAAGCCGGAAGCGCTTTCGACCGCCGTTGTTCAGTTCTCGTAAGGAGGAAGATAAATGACTGCTTATACGGACTCCTACGGGTTCAATAAAGGTACTGCGGAATTTCCTGCTTACGGCGGCAACCGCATTTCCTACGTCGAAGTCGTTCTTGACTTTGCCAAGATCGTTGCGGCGCGCTCTGCGGCTGGCGTTACGGCGCTTGCTGCGACGGATACGCTTCAGGTCATCCAGCTTCCGGCCAACGCTGTTGTCCTCCATGCTGGGTTTGAAGTCACGACGGTCGAATCGACGAACACGACGGCTACCTTTGACTTTGGTTTCACGGGCGCTTCGCCTGCTGCGGCCAATGTTTTTGGTAACGATATTGCGTCGAACGCACTCGCTTGGTCATGGGCTGCTGGTAATGGTTTGGCGAATCCGGTTATTATCGGTACGTCAAACGATACCATCGACCTGCTGATTAATACGGCTGCGCCGACGGACTGCGTCCTCCGCTGCTTCGCGGTTGTCCTTAACCCGAACTGATTGTAGGGGCTTCGGCCCCTACCTTCGCATAGGAGGTAACAATGGCTGCTTATGAAGGCATCACATACTCCCGGCTAAAGGGCGTCAATGTTGAAGCCGATACGCTGTACCTCGGTGGTACGGCCATTACTGCCACTGCTGCGGAAATCAATGCAGTGGCGGATTCGTCTGCCCGTCTGGTGTCGGCTACAGGCGCTACGCTTGCAGTTACGGCGGCTTCGCATGACGGTAAAATCGTTGTGCTTAATCGCGCTGCTGGCGTGACGGCTACTCTTCCGGCTGCGACCGGCTCTGGCGCGGTTTACCGCTTCAGCGTTGGTACGACGGTTACGAGCAATAGCGATAAGATTCAGGTTGCTAACGCGACCGATGTTATGGCCGGTGCTTTGACTGTTACGGATCAGGCTGATGGTTCGACGGCTACGTTTGGTACGGTCGCGGCGAGCGATACGATCACGCTCAATGGCGGAACTACTGGCGGCCTGATTGGCGGTCTCATCACTATTGTCGATATTGCGTCCGGCAAATTTTCTGTTGTCGGTACAACGGTCGGTAATGGTACTGAGGCGACCCCGTTCAGCGCTGCTGTTAGCTAATAGGGAGGGGCTATGGCCCCTTTCTTTCTCTTCGGGAGTTAGTGATGACTAATAAACGGATACCTCAGCTTGACGCACTAACAGGCGCGGGTTCAGCTAGTGACGATAGCATTGTCATATTTGATACTAGCGTTGATACCACTAAGCGCATTGTGCGATCTGAATTAGCTAAGGGTATCGTTAGCGAACTCCCCTATACACCAAGTGGGAATATCAGCGCTTCGACTGTGCCTACCGCAATCGCGGAGATTGATAGCCAATTATCGGCCAGCAGCGGATCGTCTCTAGTCGGATTTTTACAATCTGGAACCGGCGCTTCAGCGCGCACTGTGCAAGCCAAATTGCGAGACACCGTATCCCCCATAGATTTTGGCGCAGTTGGCGACGGCGTCGCGGACGATACAACGGCATGGCAGAATGCTATCAATTCCGGCGCTAAGGTAATTGATGGCTCTGGTAAGACCTATGTGATCTCATCAGAAATGGTCGGTGTTGCTAACCAGACTATCCGCAATGCGACATTCTCTGCTACCGGCTTATCTTCCGGGCGCAAATACGTAATTAAATGGGTCGGCTCGGACGGTACGCCACAGACATTGGCAAGTAACTATTCTGCCGGTGTCTCACAGATGACTGTCCCTAATGGTGCGGCTTTCACACCAGATAGTTGGTGTTATGTTGGGTCTACTGAAAAGTGGGCCGCTGATGGTACGACTTTCGGAGAGTTGTTGCATATTAAGTCTGTAGTCGGCAATGTTGTATCGTTTTACAATATGACACTACTAGATTATACGACCGCAAAAAGTGCGACGATAACCCCTATTTCTATAGTAAAGAACGTCAACCTTATTGACGTGAGTGCGACTGGTCCGACTACTGGGGATCAGGGTGCATTTTACTTTGGGCGTTGCGCTGACATTCAGTTGCGTAATGTTGATACTACGTCGTTTGACTATGCGCATTTTGTGTTTACGCGTAGTGCAAATGTCGGAGTCTATGGATGTTCTAGCAATAGGACCGGCATATATACTGGGCTAGATTACGGAGTGGCCATAGCCGATGCGTGTTATAATGTGGTGATAGATTCGTACACTGGCAGCAATATGCGCAGCATTATGGCTATAGGCGGCACTAGCGGCATCACTAGGCATACTGCTATAGTAAATAGCTACGCGTATGGAACGCAAGATTTAGCTATTGACGCGCATACTGCGGCGCATGAAGTATCTATTATAAATAATACGGTGTTCTTCAGCACACTCGATTATGGTAATGGCGACGGAATATATGTCAATGCTACGGCCCCTACCGTAATTGGCAATCGTATCCACAATCCGTTTCGCCATGGCATTACGTGGGAACCTGCTACATACACTACATTAACTGACCCGATATCGGGAGTGTTTTCTGATAATACCGTAATATATAAGACCACTGCGGCACCTGTAGGTTACGGACTAGCTGTCACCACAACGACGGGTACGGCTGACGCTGGATATACTTTTGCTCCGGTCTCTGGGGTAAGTGTCAGCAATCAGCAAACGAAGTCTGGGTTGGCGAATGTCTGGGTTCAAGCAAACGCATCAGCTATTAATAATATTTGTATAAGTAATGCTGTTTGCTTGGACGGCATGGGTAATCGAGCCATATTTATATACGCAGCCGCTTCGTCTATTGACAACGTGAGTATTACCGGTGGCGTACATCGTCTCGGAGATTATGCTGCTAGTGCTTCATCCACAGGCGTAATAGATATTGCTGGTACCTCTGGTAATCTTATCACTAACTGGTCGGTTACGGGCGCAGTACTCGAACGGTATTCTGGTGTAGGCACTCTTGGGTACTACATCCAGTACGCCGAAAACGGTACCGAAACGGGTACTGTGTTCGATTCAACCATCACACAGAGATATGATTTTGGTGCTGGCGTATCTAAGTATGCGTTTGATTACCGCAGCGCCAGCATTGTAACCGTGACGGACACTGGTAGAACTATAGCAGAAGACGATTATAGCATCATTGCAAATCGAGCCGCTGGCACAGTAACGCTCACTCTTCCGGCAGCGTCTACTGCAGATGGGCGCGAACTTCTAGTTAAGACCATACAGGCGCAGGCAGTTGCGTCGGCATCTTCCAATGTTATCCCCCTTGCTGGCGGCGCTGCAGGTACAGCTATTGTAAGCAACACCGCTGGCCGTTGGGCTAGGCTGCGCAGTAATGGCACGAACTGGGTTATCGTAGAAGGTGTTGTCTAATAGACAACTAACTTCCTAGAGGTTTAGTATGCCTACAAGTTTGACTAGCACCAAGATTAAAGACACGTACCCGCAGCTTCTGCACGTCGATGGGGGACCGACTACCACTGAGAAGGTGGTATATAGCGGCTCTGGCGTAGCTACGGTGCTTAATTTAGGCACTACGTCATTATCAGTCGGTAATGTACGCTTATCGTCTAGCGGAATTACCCCGTTAGCAGGCTCATTTGTGGTGACTGGAGCGAGCATATCGAGCAGTCAGATATCTGGGCTTACTGCTGACTTAGCTGTTTCTGACGGTGGGACAGGTGCTTCGACTGCAGCAGATGCACGCACAAATCTTGGCCTCGGCACGATGGCCACTCAAGCTGCTTCATCCGTCGCAATTACCGGTGGGTCTATTACTGGCATAACTGACCTAGCTGTTGCCGACGGTGGCACGGGCGCTTCGACTCTTACAGGGTATGTCAAAGGTAATGGCACGTCTGCGTTCACAGCTTCGGCTACGATACCTTTTGCTGATTTAGGTGGGCGTGCATACGGTTCATTTTCAGATATCACTGACCAGACAGGTAGTACGACTGCAGCGACGGCAGTAAAATTTGGCACTAATGAAGTCACTGGTGCAGGCGTATCGGTCGCTAATAATGGCAGTGGTGATCCGACGCGAGTCACATTTACTGACGCAGGTACGTATATGGTAGCCCCAAATCTGCAGCTTTATAACTCAGATGCAGCGGATCGCGACGTTACTGTGTGGTTGATGTTAAATGGTTCGAATGTGGCTCGGTCTGCTACAAAGGTAACAGTACCAAAGGCGGGAGATGGCGGTACAACATTTTTTCAGATAGTGTTTTACGTCGTTGTTACTGCTTCTCAGTATGTAGAAATTATGTGGCTACCTGAAAACGTAGCTGTAACTATTGACCATACGGCTGCCGCCGCTGGCCCTCCAGCTATTCCAGCTATTCCGTCTGCAATTATTGTTGTTGAAAGGATTGCATAATGCCCAAGACTCCCGCATGGACGCGCAAGGAAGGTAAGAATCCTAAAGGCGGTTTGAACGCCAAGGGTCGTGCTTCCTATAATGCTGCTAATCCGGGTAAGCCCGGATTGAAAGCACCGCAGCCTGAAGGTGGTCCACGCCGTGATTCTTTTTGTGCCCGTATGAAAGGTATGAAGAAAAAACTGACAAGCGCCAAGACAGCCAATGATCCGAACTCACGGATTAATAAATCTCTTCGCGCTTGGAATTGCTGATATGGCTGCATCTAAACCGAACAACGCTGCTCTATGGTCTCGCGTAAAAGCTGAAGCCAAGAAGAAGTTTAAGGTTTACCCAAGTGCATACGCTAATGCGTGGGCAGCGAAAGAATATAAAAGTCGTGGCGGTACTTGGTCTGGTACAGATAATCGGGTGAAGCGTGGCTAAGGGTGGCCTCGGAAAGTGGTTCGGGGAAAAGTGGGTCGATGTGAAGACCGGCAAGCCCTGTGGCCGTTCTGGTAAGGCCGATAAGCGAGGATATCCGGCGTGTCGTCCGGCTGCGGCTGCGACGAAAATGACGGCTTCAGAGAAGCGCGCGATGGCTTCTAAAAAGACAGGACCGGCTAGAAAGTCTTGGCCGGTTACACCGTCTGGTAAACGGAAAGGACCGAAGAATGGCTAAGGCTCCGACTAAGAAGATGAAGGCTCCGGCTGTGATGCTTGTTGTTATGAAGAAAGAGTCTAACGGCAAGGGTAAAGGCAAGAAGATGCGCGGCGGCTGCGAAGACGCCGACATGGAAGAATACCGCAAAGGCGGTATGGTCCGCAAACCTAAGAAGAAGGGATGCAAGTGATGGCCGAGAAGTGGATTCAGAAGGCGATCAAAAAACCCGGCGCGCTTCGCAAAGAGATGGGCGCGAAGAAGGATGAAAAGATTCCCGCTAAAGCCTTGGCCGCTGCGGCTAAGAAACCCGGCGTCACTGGTAAACGCGCTCGTCTGGCGCAAACTCTTAGAAAGCTAGGCAAATGACTCGATGGTTGCGAAACAGAGCAAATGGAGTCATTTATGAATGGGACTCCATTCTTGCGAAGAACCCGAAGTGTGAGGAAGTCACTGAGGAAATTGCATTTCCTGAACGGTTTCTTACGCAGTCGCATCGAGATCGGTTGGTCAGATTCGCAGAGCCGGTGCCTGAGCCGGAAGAGTTAGATGCCGCTGTTGCGCAGCTTATTGAGGCGACAGCAGAAGTTCCGACCGTAGTGAAGGCTACTCGTAAGGGGCGGAAACGTAAGGGGATTGACCTCCATACGGATGACATCCCTGAAGAACCGGGGTATAGTAATCCCGACATAGATGACGAAGCAACGCGGAGACTTGGGTAGTGACGCCAGCAGGTATCATAGTCGAAGTCCGCAAGTTGTTGCAGGATGTTGACACACCCCAACGATACAGTGACGTAGACCTCTTAGGCTTTATAAATCAAGCGCTTAAGAGGATGTCGATCTTACGCCCTGATCTCTTTGGGGAGATTGTCGATATTTCCACGACTGCTGATACCGCAGTTCAATCGCTCCCTTCTGATGCCCTGCGCTTGATCGACATCTTTCAGGTGAAAAATGGGGCGGCCATAACTGAAGTTGATCGTGAGACCATGGCTCGATGTAATCCCTCGTGGATGTCTGAGACCTCTGGCACTCCAGTCAACTTCATGCGGCATGTTAAGAACCCTGAACGGTTTTTCCTATATCCTCGCCCCTCCGCTGGAATTGTACTCGTTGGCGAGTACGCTAAGACACCACCGGATTACGCGCTTACTGATGTGATTACTTCGCCATCGGACAGCTTCATGCCAGCTATCGTGGACGCCACGGTGTTCTTAGCTGAGTCTATTGATGATGAGCATGTGAACTCTGGGCGGGCTAAGTTGTTCCTTGACCTTTTCACGAGTGAACTCGGAACTGCGCTACAGAATCG